GGAACATAGACCCAAGGAAAAGAAGTTGACACCAAAACAAGAAAAGTTTGCCCAAGCAGTTGCATCGGGAACTAGCTTAAAGGAGGCTGCCGTCCTTGCTGGTTATTCACACAAGAATGCATCTAGAGCTGGAGCCTTCTTGGCGAACAACGAACCTTTAGTACAACGCAGGATCCAAGAGTTGCAGAACAGAGGTGCTGCGAAAGCCACATTAACATTGGTCAATCACCTCGAGAACCTGGAAAAACTGAGAGACCAAGCAGTCTCGAACAATGCATTTGGTGCAGCTGTAACTGCTGAAATAAATCGAGGCAAAGCAGCAGGATTATATGTCGATCGCAAGGAGTTAACAGTCAATAAGACATCGGACATGACAAAGTTGCAGATTATCGAGCGTATTAAAGAACTTCACGAACAGTCAGGAGGCATTCTACCATCGACTCCTTACACTGTACAAGGCGAGAAGGTTGATGATGAAGTTCCAGAACAACAAGAGTCAAAGAACAAATGACTAGGATTCTTTTCCTGGAGAACTCATGGTATATTGCCTCAGAGCATCGTGACCCCCCCTGCATGTGTGACCTTTATATAAAAACTTCGCGTTGGTTCCCAGTCCTTGTTCCACAAAAAATTTTGCAACAAAAATTTAAATGAATGACGATAGCCTAAAGCATATTCCCGAAGAACTCTTGACCGAGCACCTCGAACTATCGGAACGATTGGCGGAGCTCCAGAAAAAAGAAACCATACAAACTAATTTTTTACCTTTTGTCAAAACCATGTGGTCGGACTTTATAGAAGGTGAGCATCATCGCATCATGGCGAGGGCATTTGACCGTATTGCCTCTGGCGAACTTAAACGGTTAATTATTAATATGCCACCACGTCATACCAAAAGTGAGTTTGCCTCTTACATGTTCCCAGCGTACCTCGTTGGCAAACGACCAGGACTCAAGATTATACAGGCAACACACACCGCAGACTTGGCAGTTAGGTTTGGTCGTAAGATTCGTGACCTTGTCGACAGCAAAGAGTATCAAGATGTTTTCCCGAATGTCGAACTGAATCCTGAAAGTAAAGCAGCAGGTCGATGGGAAACAAGAACGAAAGACGGAACAATGAACGGTGAGTACTTTGCCTCTGGTGTCGGAGGTGCATTGGCAGGAAGGGGTGCGGATCTATTTATTATTGACGACCCACACTCGGAACAAGATGCCATGAGTGCTAACGCACTTGACGATGCCTATGAGTGGTACATGACAGGACCTCGGCAAAGGTTACAGCCTGGAGGTGCCATTGTTATGGTTATGACACGGTGGTCTAAAAAAGATTTGACTGGTCGTGTTGTGAAAAAGATGATGGAATCTGACGAGACCGATCAGTGGGAGATTATTGAACTCCCTGCCATTCTGCCTTCAGGTAAATCTCTTTGGCCAGGATATTGGCCACTTCCCGAACTAGAAAAGATTAAGGCATCTATCTCTCCGAGTAAGTGGGCAGCAGAATACATGCAAAATCCAACAGGCGAAGGGGCAAGTATTATTAATCGAGAGTGGTTTAAAATTTGGGATCGAGACCACGCTCCGAATGTCGAATATATAATACAAAGTTACGACACGGCTTTTTTGAAAACTGAAAGAGCCGACTTTTCTGCGATAACTACATGGGGTGTCTTCTATCCTGAAGGGATGATAGGCGAAGAACACTACACAGGCAAAGAAGCACATATCATACTTTTGAACTCAGTTCGCGAGAGGCTTTCTTTCCCTGAACTCAAGGCGAAAGCGTTACAACAATATAAAGATTGGGATCCCGAAAGTGTCATTATCGAAGGCAAGGCATCAGGTATGCCTCTTACCCAAGAACTCAGAGCTATTGGTATCCCTGTACAAACATTTACGCCAAGTCGTGGGCAAGATAAGATTGCTAGATTGAATGCATGTACTCCATTGTTTAGTGGTGGGTATGTTTGGGTGCCAGAAAACAACTGGGCGGAACAATTAATGGACGAAGTTTCTGATTTTCCTAACGGTGAACATGACGATTTAGTCGACAGTACAACTCAAGCACTGATGAGATTTAGGCAAGGTGGATTCGTGAGACTAGATACAGACTACGAGGAAGAACCGACCTATCGTAGAAAACGAGTTTACTATTGATGACTTTATACCGTATGATTTGAAAATATAATGGCAGTAGAAAAAACAATTTTAGATTCCATGCTACAAGGCGAGGGCACAGAAGTAGAAGTGCCTGAACAAATAGAAGACATCCTGCCTGAAAACATTGTGATCGAAGGTGAAGAAGAGGAATCTATGATTGACATAGTTCCTGACCCTCTTGAAGACTTCAATCAGAATTTAGCAGAAGTTATAAACGAAACCGACCTTAACACACTTTCTATAAATTTAATCTCAGACTTTGAAGAAGACGAAGAGTCAAGACGCGAATGGTTAGAAACATTTACTAAAGGTCTAGACTTACTAGGTATAAAAACTGAAGATAGAACTGAACCCTTCGCAGGAGCTAGTGGTGTACATCACCCTCTACTTTCCGAATCTGTAGCACAGTTTCAAGCACAAGCCTATAGAGAACTGTTACCTGCCGATGGACCTGTAAAATCACAGATTCTAGGTGTTGCTGACGCAGAAAAAGAAGCACAATGCCAAAGAGTCAAAGAGTTTATGAACTATCAGATAACTTACAACATGGAAGAGTACGATCCAGAACTAGATCAACTACTTTTCTACCTACCTTTATCTGGTTCTGCGTTTAAAAAAGTTTATTATGATCCCTCTAAAGCTAGAGCAGTTAGTAATTTCATTATGGCGGAAGACTTTATTGTTTCTTATGCCACTACAGACCTATTGGACTGCCCTAGAGCTACCCATGTTATACAGATGTCGGAAAACCATATCCGAAAAATGCAACAAGCAGGTGTATATAGGGATATAGAGATTGGACAACCAAGTATTGGCTCAGCTGAAGACTTCGCAGGAGTCAAACAGAAGATAGACGACATCACTGGAGTCTCTAAACCAGCTAGTCCTGAGACATTTACCGTCCTCGAGATGCATGTTGATGCAAATTTAGAAGGTTTTGAAGACACAATTGACGGTGAAGAGACTGGAATCGCTCTACCTTATATCATAACGATCATAAAAGAGAGTAATCAAGTCCTTTCTATCCGTAGAAACTTCAATCCAGATGACCCTTTGAAGAAGAAAATAGAGTACTTTGTTCACTATAAGTTCCTTCCAGGACTCGGTTTTTACGGTTTTGGGCTTATTCACATGATTGGAGGACTAAGTAAGTCAGCAACTGCTATATTAAGACAGCTTGTTGACGCAGGTACTTTAAGCAACCTACCAGCTGGGTTTAAGGCTAGAGGTATGCGAATCCGTGACGATGATACTCCTATAGAACCAGGAGAATGGCGTGATGTCGATGTTCCAGGTGGAACTATACGAGATGCACTTATGCCACTACCTTATAAAGAACCAAGTGGTGTGCTTGCACAACTATTAGGTGTGATTGTTGAGAGTGGTCAGCGTTTTGCTAATATTGCAGACATGAAGATTGGTGACATGGGACAAGAAGCTCCTGTTGGTACAACGATTGCGATGTTAGAGCGTGGCAGTAAAATTATGTCAGCCATACACAAGCGTTTACATTTTGCACAGAAGATGGAATTTAAAATTCTTGCTAGAGTTTTCTCAGAATCTCTTCCCGCAGAATATCCATACGATGTTGTTGGTGGTTCTCGTACAATTTACGCAAAAGATTTTGACGGACAAGTAGACATCATACCAGTAAGTGACCCAAACATTTTTAGTATGAGCCAAAGAGTTGTTCTAGCACAGACACAGTTACAACTAGCTCAAAGTGCACCACAACTACACGACATGAGAGAGGCTTACTATAAAATGTATTCAGCTTTAGGTGTACAAAACATTGATGAAATTTTAATGCCTCTCGATGAAGCACAACCTAAAGACCCAATACAAGAAAACCAAGATGCTATGATGGGCATGTCTTTGAAAGCATTTATAGAACAAAACCACGATGCTCATATACAAGCACATATGGCATTTATGCAGAATCCAGCAGTACAACAAAACCCTGCTGCCGTTGCTGCACTACAAGCACATATACAAGAACATCAAGCTCTTAAATACAGATTACAAGTACAAGAACTGTTAGCACAACAAGGTATAGAACTTCCACCAGAAGGACAACCTGTGCCGATGGAAGTACAGAACCAGATTGCTATGATGGCAGCACAAGCTACACAAGAAATTACTGGACAGGAACAAGCCTTAATAGAAGCACAAAGAATCGCACAGCAACAACCAGAAATAGATCTAGCTAACAAACAACTAGAACTACAAGGTATGGAAATACAAAGAAAACAAACAGCTGATCAACTTCGTGCACAAACAGAGCTAACTAAGGCAGAGATCGACGCACAAGTTGCGTTAGCTAAAGCAGATAAAAACGAAGACATAGCTCAACAGAAAATTGCAGCTGCAAGAGAAAAAGATGCAGTCGACGCAGAGTTAAAAGCACAGAAATCTTATGGTGAAATTTTAAAACAAGTTAAAGATGCTGAGGAGGCAAGTGAATAATGGGTAAAGATACACATGTAACTAAAGATGGTAGAACTGTTAAGAAAGGTCTCTACTACAACATCAATAAGAAGAAAGCTGAAGGCAGAAAACCTAGAGCCAAAGGTGCTAAAGGTGCTCCTTCCGCAAAAGATTTCAAAGACGCAGCAAAAACTGCTAAGATGAAAGATGGTGGTATATACAACATGGCTGGTGGCGGATTAAAAAACGGAATGCCAGGAGGTACAATGCTGAAAATGGAAGACGGAGGTTTATTCGTACAGAGCAAAGGCTGTGGTGCAGTCGATAACAAACGCAGAAAACCAACAAAACTCGCATAGGAGAAAATTATGCCAAAAGGTAAATACGGAAAATATTCTAAAAAACAAAAGAAGATAGCAGCAATGGCTGGTGATCCTAAAGTGTTAGAAGGTGAAGATTTCGCAAAACTTAGAAAAATGAAAGATGGTGGTGTGTACAAAGAGCTGGGTGACGGTGGTTCTTACAAAGAAGAAAAGCTAGGTCACGGTGGTATGCCTTCAGGTAAAAGAATTGTTAAAACTAGAGGAACAGGAGCAGCCACAAAAGGTTTAAATTTCCACAGTTCTGATTAATGGATTATATAAAAGTTGTTGAGTATCTACTCAAGAAGTACAGAGATCGTATTTCTAGTTTAGAAGAAACTCTATCCTCAGGGAGTGTTGCTAATTATGAGCAATACCAACGCGTCGTCGGAGAGATATCAGGTCTTCGCTCTGCCGAACAAGAAATAATAGACCTGCGTAAAAACATGGAGAAAGAAATTGACGACTAAGAAAAGTAGCATACCAGACCAAGTTCTAAACTTTGATAAAAAATTAGAACAAGAAGTACCAAAAGAAAAAACTGTAGAAGAAGTAGCTTCACAAGTTGATGTTCTACCACAACCTACAGGGTACAGAGTACTTATACTACCTAGAGGTAGATCAGCAGTAACAGATGGTGGAATACAATTAGTTAAGAACACTATAGAACAAGACACAGTATCCTCAGTTGTAGGATATGTTATCTCTCTCGGACCAGACGCATATAAGGATCCTGTAAAGTTTCCTGAAGGTGCTTGGTGTGAGAAAGGCGAATGGGTGCTTTTCGGCAGATATGCTGGAGCTAGATTTAAAATAGACGGAGGAGAACTTCGTTTATTAAATGACGATGAGATTCTAGCCAGAATACCTGACCCAGAAGCAGTCGATTATTAACCACCATGGAGGAAACCATGCAACAAGAAGAAAATCTTGCCATAGAAAAAGAAGAGGAAGGTTCAGTAGAAGTTGAACTTCCTATTGAAGAGAAAGAAGAAAAAGACGGTTTAAGTGTTGTTGAAGAAAAGGAAACTGTAGAAGCTTCCGATGAAAAATCTGAACAGGAAGAGTATAGTGACTCAGTTCAGAAAAGAATCAACAAACTGACATATAAGCTCAGGGAAACTGAGAGACAAAACGAAGAAGCACTAACTTGGGCGAAGAAAGTTCAAGACGAGAACGCTAAACTTAAGAAAAAAGCAGACACTGCTAACAATGCAATGTTTACTGAGTATGACAGCAGAGTCAAAACAGAACTAGAAACTGCTAAAGCTGAGTATAAAGATGCATATGAAAGAGGTGATGCAGATCAAATGATTGCCGCCAATGAGAAACTTTCTCGTCTTTCTGTAGAGTCTGAAAGTTTGCGTCGTGTTTCTGAAAAAAGAAAACAAGCAGCTGAGAATGGTGAAGAGGTTCCTGTAAATGAAACAGTAATCCCACCTACACCTGCTGCCCCACCTGAACCTGATCCAAAGGCACAAGAATGGGCAAAAAATAATTCTTGGTTCGGACAAGACCAAGCATTAACTTTTGCAGCTTTTGGTATCCATCGTGAATTAATGGATGAAGGTTATGATGGAGCAACAGATGACTATTATAAGGAATTGGACAACAGACTTTCCAATTTTGGAAATAGGAACTATACTGATTCCAATGAACAAGTTTCAGACTCTCCCGTGCAGAGAGTCGCTAGTCCTACAAGACAAGCAAGAACGAATAAGGCACGCAGTAATAAGATAAAACTCACACAGAGTCAAGTAGCAATAGCGAAAAAACTAGGTGTGCCTCTTGAAGAGTATGCAAAGTATGTTAAACAATAGGAGTAAACTATGACAGAAAAAAATACAACTAACGAAGTAGAGCAATCTGTTGGTACAGATCGGTCTCCTAGATCTGCTCAATCTCGAGATAAAACATCTCGCAGAACACCATGGAAACAACCTTCTGCATTAGATGCACCTCCAGCCCCTTCTGGTTTCAAGCATCGATGGATTAGAGAATCTATACTAGGTCAGGACGATAAGACTAATATGTCTAAGCGTTTACGTGAAGGCTTTGAGCCTGTTCGTGCTGAAGAGTATCCAGATTTCGAAGCTCCAACGATACAAGACGGAAGACATGCAGGTGTAATCGGAGTAGGTGGGTTAATCCTGGCAAGGATTCCTGAGGAAACAGTAAATGAACGGAAAGATTATTTCGATGGTCTTACCGCAGACGCGATGCGTGCTGTTGACACAGATTTGATGAGAGAAAGCGATCCTTCTATGCCAATTAGTAGACCTAATAGGCAAAGTAAAGTGACTTTCGGAAAAGGTTCTTAGGTAAAACTAAGATTTTTAACAACATATTTTATAGGTAAAATAACATGGCAAATGTAAATGACCCAGACGGTTTTACTCCTGCATATCATATGTCTGGTGGAACAATCAGACCATCTGAGTTTGCAATAGCAAGTGCTACTAACGCTTCGATTTTTTCAGGCGATGTAGTAAATCTCTCAAGTGGATTGGTTATTCAAGGTACTGCGACAGGTACTCCATTAGGTGTATTTGCAGGTGTGGAATATACAGCAACAACAGGAGAAATCGTCTTTTCAAAGATGTGGACTGCTGATACTGCTACTTTAGGTTCTGCAAATGCGAAAGCGTATGTTTATGTTGATCCAGATATTGTTTACGAGGCTCAGTCTACTGGTACTCCTACTCAAGCATCTATCGGAACAACTAATACGATTTCGACAACTGCAGGTGATTCTTCAACAGGTCGATCAAAAGAAGGTGTGACAACTACAACTTCTAGTGGTATTGCGACAGTAGTAGGCTTCCCAGATAAGCCATCTAATTCTATTGGACAATACGCTAGAGTGTATGTGACATTCCCAGCTTCTGTGTTCGGCAATAGCTAAAAGGTGATTAATAATGGCAATTAATAGAGCACAACTAGTCCAAGAACTAGAACCAGGATTGAACGCACTTTTTGGTCTTGAGTATAGCAGATACGAGAACGAGCATACTGAAATCTTTGATACAGAGAATTCAGACAGAGCGTTTGAAGAGGAAGTTATGCTTTCAGGCTTTGGTGAAGCACCAGTGAAAGGTGAGGGTGCAGCAGTCACATATGACTATGCGCAAGAAACTTTCACTGCTAGGTACTCACACGAGACTGTAGCATTGGCTTTCGCTTTAACAGAAGAAGCTATAGAAGACAATCTGTACGATAGTATATCTGCTAGATATACTAAAGCATTGGCTCGTTCAATGAGTCAAACTAAGCAAGTAAAAGCTGCGAATGTACTTAATAACGGTTTCTCTACTTCCTTCCCAGGAGGAGATGGAAAACCTCTCATGACAACTGATCACCCTACCTTAACGGCAGGCGATCAAGCGAATGAGCCAAGTACTGCTGCTGATTTGAATGAAACTTCTCTAGAGAATGCAATGATAGATATCTCTGCGTTTAAAGATGAGCGTGGTTTAAAAACCAATGTTCAAGCTAGAAAGTTAATCGTTCCACCAGCACTTCAGTTTGTTGCTGACAGATTGATAAACACTCCTAACAGAGTAGGCACATCTGATAACGATATTAACGCTCTTAGAAATATGAGCATGCTTCCTGACGGTTATGTGGTAAACCACTTCTTAACCGACACTGATGCGTTTTTCATTAAGACTGACGCACCAAATGGATTAAAGCATTTCGTTAGAAGTCCAATGTCAACTGGTATGGAAGGTGACTTCGAGACTGGAAACATGCGTTACAAAGCTAGAGAAAGATATTCTTTCGGCTTTAGTGACTGGCGTGGTATTTACGGATCCCCTGGAGCGTAAATAATCCATTTCTTTGTAAAGGGGAGCTATATGCTCCCCTTTCTTTTTTTGCAGAATTGATATAGACTAAGGGTCTAGGGTTTATTAATTTTGTTCTACAGACTGACCTAGCAGACAAGCCAAGACAGTAGAACTTTTTTCCTAGGAGGAAATTATGGCAAATTCAACTTTTAGCGGACCAGTCCGCTCCAAAAATGGTTTTCAAACTATCTCAGAAAATTCAACTACTGGTGCAATCACTGTAACTAGCGGTACTAAAATGTCAGCTGAAGCTGTAGGAAGTGCTGGTATTGAAGGTACAGCAGCAGTATATATCACTCAGGTTGATAGACTAAAAAGTGATGTTGATACTAATGTTAACATTGTAAAATCTACTATTATGATTGACCTTACTGGGTTAAAAGATGGTGGAACTGCAGGTGATATTATTGGTAAAGATGGTTCAGGTGTTGCTTATATAGCACAGGTTACAACAGCTAATCAAGGTGTTGTTTTTGGTGTGACAATGACATGTGTAGAAACTCCAGCTGGTGGAAGCACAGACATTGATCTATACTCAGCTACTGAAGGCACAGGTGTAAACGATACAGCTATTGGAGATTTAACAGAAACTCAAATCATCAACGCTGGTGCTGCATCTGCAGGTACTATGGTTGCTGGTGGAGATATTACTGCTGACCAATACTTATATCTAGTAAGTCAAGGCACAGGCGATGCTACTTACACTGCTGGTCGTTTTATGATTGAGATAATCGGCTACGACGTAGCTTCTTAAGGAGTAACATATGGCAGACGCAGTAACTTCAACCACTCTGTCAGATAGTGATAGGTCAGTTGTTATTCAGCTGACCAACACATCTGATGGTACAGGTGAGTCAGCAGTAAATAAAGTTGATGTAAGTGGTTTAGCAACTAGAACTAGTGATGGTAAAGCATGCACAGGAGTTAGGTTAGCTAAAATCGTTTATTCAACTTTTGGTATGAGTGTCAAACTTTTGTGGGATGCTACTACTAATACGATCTGTTGGGATCTTAATGCAGACTACACAACTGATGAAGATTTTTCAGAGTTCGGTGGGATTAGGAACACCTCAGGTAGTGGAAAAACAGGAGATATACTACTAACAACTACAGGTCACACAAGTGGTGATTCGTATGTTATTGTACTAACTTTATTTAAAGAGTTTTAGATAAATGGCTACTTCTGATTCTAAGGTATTTAGCCTCAACACAGCTGAGGTTATAGAAGAGGCTTTTGAATTAGCAGGACTTGAAATGCGTACAGGCTACGATGCTGCAACCGCAAGAAGATCCCTCAATATAATGTTTTCCGATTGGGCGAACAGAGGTATCAATCTGTGGACAGTAGAACAAGTCACACTAGACTTAACTTCAGGTACATCAACATACACATTAAACTCGTATGATGTAGATGTACTTGAAGCAGTTGTCAGAGTATTTGACAGTACAACTAGCTCATCTTACAGCGACATATCGATAGATAGGATAAGTAGATCGGAGTATCTAAGTTTACCAGACAAAACAATTACAGGAAGACCTTCTCAATATTTTGTAGATAGAAAAGAAACTCCAGTTTTATATCTTTATCCTACACCAGACAACACAACCACATATAAATTTATAAGTTACCGAATACAAAGAATAGACGATGTAACAGCTTCAGCACAAGATCAAGAAGTACCTAGTCGTTTTATACAATGTATGACACTGGGTTTAGCTTATCAACTTTGTCTAAAAAGAAACCCACAAAAAGCAGGTCTTTTAAAAATAGACTATGAAGAAAGTTTTAACAGGGCTGCAGATGAAGATAGAGACAGAGCTAGTGTACACCTTACACCGAGGATAAGATACTAATGGCATACTCAAGTGGTAAAAATGCATATGGTATCTGTGACATAAGTGGGTTTAGATACAAATTAAACGACATGAAAAAAACATGGAACGGTCTATTAGTTGGACCAGACATGTATGATCCTAAACACCCACAACTTATAACAACTAGAAAAACTGTAGACCCAGAAGCACTACGAAACCCCAGACCTGATGTTAAATCAACAATAAATTTAGGTGTTGTTAGAGTAAGCAACCCCAAAGACTCTAATGGGGTAAGTTCACCCATCATGTATGCAGTGAACAGTGACACGATAGGTTCTACATACAGTTTACCAGAATCGACTGGTGCTGTAGGCAATGTAACGGTGTCAGTATGAGTTATACATATACAACTTTAAAAACAGCAATACAAGACTATCTAGATAGTACTGAGACCAGTTTTGTAACGAACCTACCCACTTTTATAACAACAACAGAAGAACGCATATT